TGCGTTTTGCAGCCAGAAGGGGGACTTCTCCCGGATAGCCTTCAGGCCTTCGACCGTGTGCCGCTTGCGCTGCTTCTTCTCAATTCGATTGATAGTGCTGGCCGCTGGGTTGTCCGGACACAGGCCTTTGGCCGCTGCATGGTTGAAGATGTCGATCAGCAGCGCTCGGCACTGGTTGGCAGTGCGCGGGGTGAGGGCGTCCAGCATCTCCGCGATCATGCGGATTGTGATCTGGTCGACTGCTTTACCTTCGAACTGTTTCCGGAAGCGGCGGAAATGCACTGCGTAAAGGCCCAGGGTCCCTTTTGCCAGCTCACGCGGCGGGAGCACGTCGCGCTCATAGGTATCGAGGAAGCCGGCGAACGACTCTGATGAGCTGCCCATCACGGCGCCGACCAGGTCAGCGCCGCGCATGAACTCCAGATTCAATTGCTTCGCGGCCTCGATGGCCTTGATCCGGTCGCTACCGAACTGGAACCATTTGCCGTCGGTAGGCCGCCGGTAGCGATAGCTCGAGCGCCGCGAATCGAAGTACAGGTTCTGCGGTAGGCTCTTGTTCGCCTTGTTGCGCGGCCGTGGCACCATTATGCAGCTCCTTTCAATACCATCGCGACCAGGTCGTTGCCGTTCGATCGGTTGAACGCTGTCCAATCAACGTACCAGAGTTTCCCGATTTGCTCCCCGGGTACCTGGCCGTTACGGATGTAGTTGCGAATCGCCTGCGGGCAGGGCGGTGTTCCGTTCTCGCCCCAGCGCCGGCGCTGAAACTCACTGATCTTGATCAGCTCTTTTTTCATGGGGATGCTCCATGCCGCTCGTGGCTGCAGAAGGTGGTGATTAGATGGCCATCTCGGACTGGGTTTCTCGCTGCCAGATCGGCGAGCTGTTGTGTGATTCGATGCGGTCGGCGATAACGTTGGCACGCTGGCCTGCGGTCGGCGGGGCATACATGCCGAAGCGACTGATGCTCCCGCCATTTACTGCTGCGTTCGTGGAGTCGGCGGAGGCGAATGGCAGGTGCTGGAAGATCGCAGGGTCGAGCATGCGCAAGCCGTGAAGGCGGCAAGCTGGGCGGCCTTGGCCGTCGCAAATGGCGTCCATCGCGGTGCCCATCCGCTTCCACCATGGTCCAGTGCCCGGTGTAGCCCATTGCCCAGAACTGCCCAGGGCAACCGTTCGCCAACACCTCGCCAAGCGCTGCAACCGTTCAACCGATTCGTGCAAGTGCCAGACAGGCACGCCGCGCAGCTCCTCTGGCCACTGCCGAACAAGGTCGTCGTTGGCCTCTTCGTCGCCGTCGATGACGTCCGGAATGAGCGCCCAAGTGAATCCAGGGTGCCGGTGCCAGTCTTCGACCCAGCGTGTGTAGCCGTCGACGTCTACCTGACCACCTTTCTTCCACACCGTGAATGCGCCGTTGTCGAACACAAACGATTTGCACACATCCGCGACAATCCCGAGATCGTCCTTGCGTGGGAATGGCACCAGGGCGTGCCGGCCAGCCAAGAACTTAGCGGCGTCCTCGCGCTTGCCGCCGACAGGCGTGCCGTGGTAATGGATCATCCGCTGAGCCTCACTGTTTCAATTTCGACGCCCTGGTGCGTGGCGATGATTGTTTGATCGCCACCGAGCGTTTCGGAAAGGCTGTCGGCGATTTGCTCATGCCAGCCCTGCTTGACCAGAGCCGTCGCGGTCTTGATGTGCTCCACGTGAATCATCGTGGGCGACCGAATTTCCAGGCGATAGACAATCAATTCGCCGTCGGCCGGGCAGATGGCTGCGAAGGTGTGTCGGTAAATATTCACGCGCAGTCCTCGCCCGCCGTTCACCGGCAGGCTGTAGGTGGATTGGGGTTAGGGAAGCGTGCTGCCGATTTGCGCTGCTACGACGGTGAGCGCCTGGCGGAGCGCGCCAGCCCGGTCAGCATCATCGGTCCAGCCGATGTTCTCGCCGAAGCCGCGCCGCTCGACCATCACGTATTGCAGGTTGGTGAACCAGAGGATGCTGAGCTGAAGCTGTACCGCTAAGCGCATGGCTTGGGCATCATCATTGAGTGGCTGCCACTGCTCCCGGCCGGAGTCTGGATCGTCGTAGTAGAAGGCATCGCTTCCGCGCCGATACTCCAGCTCGAAGCCCATGGCCTTGGCTGACAGCCGTAACAGGTCGTGGTCAGTCATGGCCTGGGCCCCCGATACACAAGCCAAGCCATGTAGAGCACGGGGAGGATCATGTGCACACTCCTTGGCCGCCCGGGCATATCTGGATAAGGATGAAGGCGAAAAGCTGGAACAGCAGGACAAGGGCTGCAAGGGCTATGCAGACTTTCTCTCTCATGACATCACCAATGCAACAGAGAAGAAGATAGCGCCCCAGAGGCAGGCGCTTATGGCTGCGGCTTTGAGGATCATGGGGTCACCTCGCGGCGTGCCCACCAGCAGACCGGGCCGTCGTCTGTGTCGTGGATCGCCAGGCAGAACCAGCCATCGCCCTCAGGGCGATCAGGCTCCCAGTAGCTGCAATCCGGGTCGCCCGCTTCGAAGTAACGCTCAGAGATTGCTTCGTCGCTGTGGTATTCGAGGCTGACCATAGCCACGGCCAGGCCCTGTTCGGCGATCCAAGCCTTGCACTTGTCACCGTCACCCTCGTCGAAGTCGGGCATATCGGGGTGAGCGAACATTCCGTATTCATCGCGCACGACCGGGGCCGGCTGGATCAATTTGATTTCTTCAGGCATAGCGTTTCCCTTGCCGCTATAGCGGCTGACTTTGAAGGGGGAGGGGTTACAGAGAGGGGTTGAGGCGTTTCAGCTCGTTTTCGTAGGCTTTCCAGCCATCGTTACGGCCTTCATCCCAATCGTGACTGTTTTGGGCGCTTATTCTCTGCCGGGTCGGAAGCACCACCGCTACCGGCGCGGGCTGCTCGGCGTAGAGCGGCTTCCAGTCTATGCAATCTTCCCGAGGCCAAAGTATCCGTTGAAGCGGCCCCATCACGCCCTCACGCATAGCTTTTAGGCTGTCGCTTTCCATCTTCACCAACTGGCCCAGGCACTCGCCGCCCTTACGTCTGTACATCCACGCTACCGGCGCTCTCTGGCCTATGGCTGCTGGCGCGGGCTGCTCGTCTTCAGGCAGAAGCCCGAAAACATCAACCAGCATCATGCACATGTTGGCTACGTCGGCGGCGTATTCCTTGATGGCTTCAGCCTCGCCTCGGTGAACTGCTTGGTGAAGTTTGCCCATGTGATAGAAAACTTCGAGTATGGCGGTCTTGCTGTCCATCTGAAGCCATCCTGGGCGGTCACCCTTGCCTGCATTCGCGTGCAGTTCCTTTTCCATCAGCGCCAGGAATGGGCGCAGGACTTCTTCGTATTTTCCCATCACTCACCATCCTTCGCGGCTGGCGCGGATTGGTGGGAAAATAGGTATTCCCGAATGTCTTTTGCCGCAAAGGCGCAGTACCCCGGATCGCAAAAATACTTGCTCAACAACTCCTGCGCCTTGGTCAGTTCGGCTTGCAGGGCGTCACGCTCTTTGCAGACAATCTCAAAGACTTCTAGCTTTACGCCCTTCGGGGAATTGTCCAGTTTCCCGCCAGCAGGCGGCAAAGGGTCAGCGAGTGCGGCGCGCGCCTCTTCCAAGTGCTCAGGCTTGAACAGCGCGCCGTTACGGTCGATGCTCCCGAGCAATCCGGCCAGGGCTTCACGCGACAGGGTTACGGTTTTATTCGTCATGGCTTCACCCATACAAGTTTTTCGTCAACGAGCCGAGCCGCTGCTGCGCGCGCCCCACGTTCAGTTCCGTAGAACCGAGGAAGCTCAATAAACTGCTTTCCGAACGAGTCCATATCGCAGTCGAGGCAATAGAGGACCCTGGACCCTGGCTCACCACTTTCCGACACGTACAGCGTCTGGTTCCGATTAGTGATGGCTCGCAATATCTCTCGCTCACTCATGGCTTACTGCCTCGGCGGTGGGGTTGAGGGCGGCCTCAATCCGCTCATGGAGATTCATTGTTTCGAAGGTGGCATCATGGTCCTGGAAGATGAGAGCACAGCTATCTAAAGTCTCGCGCAATAACCCCGCAAGCCAATCAACCCGCCGCTCTGCCGCCTGGCATGCCTGTTGTTCTGCGTGGCGCCGCTGTTCCAGGTCGTGGTTCTGTTCTTCGCGCTGGTTGAGCATTTCCTGCAAGGCATTGATCTTCAACTGCTGCGTGTTCCAGGCAAGGCCGACGTTGCCGCACTCTTCAGGGCTGGCCTGCTGGCAGTGCGGGCAAATAGCGTCGCTGTAGTCGCCGGAATCGCCTATTGCCTCACCGCCTTCGCACTGGAAGCTGGGGTAGACGAGTCCACACCCTTGGCACTCGACGACGAAATAGCCGCCAGTGTTGTCGTGGGTGACAAGGCCCAGCTTTGCCCGGGCCTCTCTATTGTTGCTGTGGCCTTCGCCGCTCATACAGCCTCCTTCGATACCAGATCATGGGCATTCACAACCGTCATGCCGGAGAATTCTTCGGCAGTCGGCAAATCTTCCAGGCAGGCGAAGATCGGCATTCCCAGCTCGCGCGCCCGGTGCACCTCACCCAGGGTGCCAGCGCTGTAACGCCACCCGTTTATCAAGACGACCGCGTCGCACCGCTCCATCAAAGCCAGGGTTCCGTCGAGGAAGAACTGGTCTTGACCGGGCAGGTCGTCGTCAAAATGCGCGGTGTTGGTATGCGGGCAGAGCGGGAACCAGCCAAGGCGGGCAGTGGCCAAGGCAACTGACCTGGCCACGGCGATGTTCTCCGCGATCAGTTCGCGGGTCGAGGCGCGGTATGGCCCGGCGACATAGATGACCGGGATTTTCTGTTTTGCGGGCACGGTGGTTCCTTGCCGGGGCATGCCCGGGCGGTGGAGTGGGGGAGTTCAGAGTTGTTGCAGAAGGCGCTGGCCGATCCAACGAACAACGGTTACGGCCTTGCTGTTACCGATGGCCTTGTAGCGTGGCCCGTCCGGGCACTCCTCGGCAGGCTTGCCCCGCCAGGGGATCGCCGTGTAATCGTCGGCCATGCCCTGAAGGCGTTCGCACTCGACCGGTGTGAGCCTTCGAACGGCAGGCCCGCCAACCAGCATGTCAGCCTCCGTGACTGGATTGCTGTTGTTGCGCATGTTCCCGGAGCGAAGGGTGGGAGACAGCTCGGCGACGATGTTTGGGCCCAAGCCCGAGTTCGTGTTGTCCAGTTGCTTGCCGTAATTGCTGGTTACCGTCTGTGCTACCTCCCGACAAAACAGCACGTTCTCCTGTCCACTATTTCTGCCCAACGTATGGGCCTGGTCGAAGCTGACGCAAGGATCTTGCGTGCCGTGTACCACCAGGTGGCTGTGGCCGTGGTTTGCGTCCTGGTGGCTGCATCCATGAAGCCGACCGTAGCTGGCGTCGATAGGCGGAACCACGAAAAATGTCTCGCTCTCCACGTCCATGCGGCAATCCTTCGCCGTGAGCGTGGCAGAGCGTTCGATCGATCCGTCCAGGCTGTGGCCGCCGAACGCCGGAATCCCGCCGAACATGCTCACTGCCGGGCCTTCGTCGCCTTCGCAGTTCGGGCAGCCGTAATGCCCTAGGGATTCAGGGAAGACGTATCCACATCCGCACTGGAGCGCAGGGCCGAAAGGAGCTGATCCGGTAACGTCTTGCCCCTCGCCTCGGCGCGGCGCAGTATCCCGGCGCAGGCCTTCGCGCTCAAAAAGTACCTCGGCGGGATCGAGTCCGTCTCGAGCACTTGCGACAACGAACACACGGCGGCGTCGTTGGGCCAGGCCGAAATATTGGGCGTCCAGGACCCGCCACGCGATTGTTCTTTTGGGTCCATACACACAACCAGCGTCCGGCCATTTCTTCCCTGAAGGCTGCAGTTCGCAGTCTTCCCCAGCAAGCGCGCCAAGAAAGCATCCGAAGGCGTTGCCTTTGTCACTGAGGACGCCGGGGACGTTCTCCCAGACGATGACGCTGGCGGGCTTTCGCTGGCCGGCGCGAACATAGTCAACTGCATCTGCAAGCTCCACGTATTTGATGGTGAGGGCGCCGCGGGGATCGGTGAGGCCTTCCCGCATCCCGGCCACGCTGAAGGCCTGGCACGGGGTGCCGCCGACCAGCACGTCGGGAGCAGCGATCTTGCCGGCCAGCACCAGGGCCCCGAGCTTCGTCATGTCGCCGAGGTTCGACACGTTCGGGTAATGATGGGCGAGCACCGCGCTGGGGAAGGCTTCGATCTCAGCGAACCAGGTGGCGCGCATGCCCAGCGGGTGCCAGGCCTGGGTCGCGGCTTCGATGCCGGAGCAGACCGAGCCGTAGGTGATATCGGGCATAGGGAGGCCTCGCCGGTTGGCGTGATTCGAGTTTGTGGGCTATTGGTTGATGGCCCGGCATGGGGCCGGATCAAAGGAGACAGCTATGTTTGTGCCGCTTACGGGACCAGAATATCCAACGAATGCTTTCCGGTTCCGAGACAGGCTGCTTCGCTTTACCTACCTGGTCGATATGGCGACGAGCAGGGTTGGCGGGGTCGATATCGATGCCAAACTTCAGGATCGCGAAGGAGAAGAGCGCTTGTTTACCCTTCGCGGCGAGTGGGCAACCAGGGAAGAGGCTCTGGCTGCGGCTCAGGCGTGGGTCGTCAAATACTTTGATCGGCTGCAGGCGCCAGAACCTCATCGCCCGGGTCACGCTTAATCTCGGCCAGGCTCTGGTTTCTGAATTCGCGCGCCACGTTTTCGCTGATTTCAATAGTGTGGCGCGAACGCAAAGCATCCCGTGCGGCTTCAGGTCCGAGCGAATGCACATACCGCAAGCACGCCTCAATAACCGAAGCCTGTTCGGTGTCCTCGTTCCAAGCCATGAGTGTTTCCAGCGTCTGCCGCGTGCCGAGGCGGCATCGGTGCCGCAATTCTTTCTCGTCGTACTGATCGCGCTTCAGCTTCGCCTTGGCTGATCGTTCCTGCCCGGTCTTCGCCATGGCCTGCTCCTTCGATTCCACTGGCCGGCAGCGCCAGCCACTGCTGGCGCCGGCGCTGCCTCACCTGGTTGTTGACTCGCCTCATGACGGCTCGGCGAACTTGAAGCCGTTCTCTCTGCCGATCAGCTGCACGCGCTTGATGTGCATCTTCAATTCGCTGGCGATCTGGCTTACCGTCTTTCCGGCCTTCGCCAGCTCACCTACCTGAGGCGCGATCTTGTCGCGCTGTACGCGCAGCTTGTTGTGGTGGCCCGTGGTGCCGATGAAAGGAACCTCGGCGCTGACGCCACTGGCGATCTCCTGGATGGTCTTCCCGCTGCCAAAGAACTGTTCCATCTTCTGGTTCAGATCCTGGACGATTGCATCCCGCGGGTTGGGCATTGGTTCGCCGATCATTGCGGGGCACCCTGCAGCGTGACCTTTACACCGTCGGCCCGCGCTTCGAGCACCTGGGCGAAGTTGATGGCTGCCGTCCAGGTCCAGCGAAAGCCCTTGGTCAAGCCAGTGGAGCGCTCAACGATGTGATAGGCGTTGCCCTTGGTGACGACCTGGTAGCGAATCTTGCTGGCCGGCACGGGCTTGCCGATCATCGCGTAGAACTCGGCGGCTGCCGCGGTGGCCCGGATTTGAAGCGCGATATTGCCTTCGGCGCGGGCTTGCATTGCTGGGTGCATGGCTTATCCCTCGGTGTGGGGTTGCGTTCATTCGTCAGCACTCGTGCCGCCGGCTGGTTGCCGTTGGGCGCCGGGGAGAGTGCTGGCGGATAAAAGCAAGTCGAAAAAAAGCCCGATCGAGACCGGGCTTTCGTTGGCTTCACACAGACCTCCCTATGTGAGCTCCGGGTGCCTTCGTTGGAAGGTCTTCGTATTGGCTATTTCATGATGTTTATCCTCCACTGTTCGCTCACTGGGGCAGGCAGTGGCCACCTATTGAAGCTGCATTGGAATGTCGGTCCTGACCAAGATGCCTAACTACGTCCGCCCGTTCGCATACAAACAGTTGGCCTGGATCAGCTTTTTTCATGGGGCGCCGACATTCCGATGCAGCCTCTTTCGAGGTGCTCGGGAAGGTCTCCAATCTTCTGACGGGGTCTCTGATTATTTATATTGCCGTAGGCCCGTGAAGCGGCAATTTCGTTGAGGCTATTGCCATCCCGCTGCCCACTCATGGAATGGGCAGAAGTGATGCTTAAGCCTTGTCCTTGGGCTTGCCAATCATCAACACCATCAAGAGCAGCGCGACCAGAACGAGGTCGCCGACCATTGAGAGGATGCGGCTTGCCGAGTCGACGAAGACAATCCCGCCGGCGAGCCCATAGGCTGCCAGTGAGCGCGCCTTGCTGCTGAGCCTTCCCAGCATGGTTACAGGTGGTCTTTGAGGTTGAGGCCGAGCAGCTTGGCGCTGCGCTCGAGTGCGGTCAGCTCAGCGGGTTCGATCTCGCCATCGGCCTCGGCCACCGTCAGCATGACGTTGAGGACGGTCAGAGCTTCGGATGGCGAGTGCGCCAAGTCGCCAAGTTCTTTCTCGGCGTTCTGACGCAGGATGCGGGCACCAGACTTGAAGTCGGTCTTGGCACGGTCGATGGTGTTGGACAACTCTGCGCCGAAGCCCTGCAGGGCCGGGTTGTTGCTGAGGATGGTTTCGATCTTCGACAGCTCGCTTTCTTCCAGTTCGCCGTCGGCGGCCGCAACGTAGATGCTGCCGTACACGACCGCTTCCATCAGATCGCGGTTTGCCAACTTGGCGACAGCAGCGCGGGCCTGGCCGGATTTCTTGCCGAACAATTTGCCTAACATGGTGATTCCTCTGGTTTGGGTTACATCCCGCTGCACCCTGTCGCCAAGGTGCAGAAGTGATGCCTTGCCGTGGTTTAAGCGATAAAAACACCATCGTTCGATTCCCCAACTGGACCTTGAGGATTCGGACCGTCTGCCTGTCCTACGATGATTTCCCGCCGCATTGCCTCCGCCACCGCTGCCGACTGGCGTTGAACGCCCAGCTTGAACATGGCATTAGAGATTCGCTTGGCGACCGTCCCAGGCTCGACGTGGTGGGATCGGGCGATCTGTTTGGCGGTCAGGCCCTGCGCAACTAAAAGCAAAAACTGAAGTTCCCTTCGAGCGAGCCCTCGGCCGAGATGGCCGATCCACGTGCCGCTCTTGATGATTGATTCCATGCTGTATGCCTCTCGGTTGATTTCCCAATGCGCCCGGGCTGGCCAGGCGCATCAGTGAAAAACTCCGCGTCCCTTCGGCGCTGCTGGCGCGGTACGGGCTCATTCAAATTGTTCTTCCGACCGCGACTCTGTCCGCCGGATAACTCGATTTGGCGCTTTACGCTGCACGCCCGGGTCAGTTGCCAACCCTCTGAACCGTTGAGGCCGGTTCATCGCTGCCTTCCATCTGGCCGGTTGTTATCCGGCGATGGATAAAATATAGGTGTGCCTTTATTTCGAGTCAATAGGTATGCCTTTATTTTTTTCCTAGCCTTTGGGGTTTACCGTTATTTTCGTCAGGCCGTCTTTCTTTAAGGCGCAAAAAAGCCCGCTTTTTGCGGGCTTCGTTGGACAGTTCTATTTTAGAGTCGGCGCGGCGAACGTCGTACTGTGGACCACCAGAAAACTCGACCTAGCATTTTAATTTCATTTCTAAAGCTCTCGGCAGACATCACTTCGTCCGGAAACTCATCTGAGTTTTCACTTCGGATCCTGACGCCGCCGCCAGGCAGTCGCTGCAAATACTTAACCCTGAGCATGCCTTCGTGATTGAAAGCGTATATCTCGCCGTCGATTATAGAGGTATCCATCAGGTCGAATCCGATGGTTGCGCCATCCAGAATCAAGCGCTCCATACTTCTTCCGCGGATTCGTGCGCAAGCCGCAGAATCAGGGCTGACACCTGCTGACCTGAGAGTTGCATGGCTGAATCTGAGGCGCCGATCAGCAATTTCCATTACTTCCGTCATTCCATTTCCGCCAGCAAACTCAACCTCAGCGTAATAAGGGACCTCGCAATCATCGTTCTCAAGCGGGTCGCCTTCATCCCACAAAGCCAGGCCGCTCGTTAGCTCTGCATCAGCCGCAAAAAAGTTTTTGTATCCCGCGTCAATCTTTTCGGCAACGGCTGCATACCCCTCCGAAAGCCAAAACGGGTCGACCTGGCAAATTTGAGCGAGCCGCAACAGGTGAGAGCTGGTTTTGGTAAGCCCTCTTTCAATTTCAGAAATTGAGGATTGCTTTATCCCGGCACGCTCAGCCAACTCGGCCTGAGTGAGGCCTGCATTTTTGCGAGCTTGTTTGAGTCTGTCTTTGAGTTCCATAGAGAACAATTTATAGGTCGGCCTTTATGTTTGCAAAAAGGTCTGCCTTTCTTTAGGATAAAGGCATCCCTTTAAATGGGCGGAAATCCAATGAACGCAGAATTTGTAAAGCTTGTTGAGCACTTCGGATCTCAACTGAAAACCGCAAAGGCTCTCAGGGTTAAGCAGGGATCTGTCAGTGGCTGGGTTCGAGGAGTGCACGGATGCTCCGCGGAGGTGGCCTTGAGAGCTGAGGCACTTACCGACGGAAAGATCATGGCTTCCGATTTACGGCCAAGCCTCGGCAAAGATTCTTAGATCGAGATACCTAGTGCCGTCATTTTCACCTGATCGGCATGGCTACAAAAGGCATTCGATAGGCCTGTTTATTCATACAGTTTGGTTGTGACGGATGAGCAATCAACAGTTCAACGCTGAATGGAAAGCAAAAAAAAGCCGACGGGCAAGGTCGGCTTCTTTAACAGCTGTACAACGTACTGGAGATGATTATGCACAGTTCAACAGAAACCAGCAATCCAGCCTCTCGTGTCGCGACACCTTTTCAAGAGTCAGAAAACGTGTCGCGAACCATCTCCAGCATAAAATTGCGCGACATGGTCAATGAAGCACGGACCCAGGCTGGTGAGCCAAGAGTCAGAAATGACCAATTCATCATCCGCGTACAGGACGAGCTTGGCGACGAACTGGGGGAGTGCAAATTTGTTGCACACCCCCAGAGTCACGTCGATATGGCCAGCTACGACCTGACGCTCGATCAATGCATGCTGGTTGGTATGCGCGAGTCGAAGGCCGTTCGCCGATCCGTTCTTCAAAAGCTCAAGGAGCTTGAGGGGCCTCGCGTTATCGCTGCACTTCCTGACTTCTCAAATCCAGCCGCTGCGGCCCGCGCTTGGGCAGAGCAATTCGAACTCCAGCAGGCTGCTACGCGGGCCTTGGCAGCCGCTGCTCCCAAGGCAGCGTTTGTCGATCAGTACGTGCAGGCCGCCGGTTCAATGAGCTTTCGCCAGGTAGCCAAGCTTCTGAATGCCAATGAGCGCCATTTCCGGCAGATGTTGCTGGACAAGGGCGTCATGTACTACCTCAGCGGCGTGCTGAGCCCATATCAACAGCATCAAGTATCCGGCCGCTTCGAAGTGAAGACAGGTACCAGCGAGTCAAACGGACATGCCTTCAGTCAGGCCAGATTTACGCCAAAGGGTGTTGAGTGGGTTGCTGGGCTGTGGGCGCAGTATCAGCTGAAGAGGCGCGCGTAATGGCCGGCGACTGGATAAAATTCGAACTCACCACTCTGGATAAACCCGAGGTCTGCCAAATTGCCGATCTTGCCGATATCGACCCTGACGCAGTCGTCGGCAAGTTGATGCGCGTATGGGGATGGTTCGACCAACAAACCGAAAGCGGTAACGCTCCCAGCGTTAGCAAAAAGTTACTCGATCGTCTCGTTGGCGTTATAGGTTTCTGCGAGCACATGAAGTCGGTCGCCTGGATGATCGAACTCGACGGCGTGATCAGTCTCCCGCATTTCGACCGTCACAACGGCAAGACTGCTAAAAACAGGCTTCTCACGGCGAAGCGCGTGGCGAACCACAAATCCGCTAACGCCAAAGGTAACGCTGCGAACGTTAGCGGGGCGTTACCTAAAGAAGATGTAGAGAAGAATAAAGAACCTCTCTCTTCGCATGAGCCCATCGATCCTCGCATGCCCAGCGAAATGACCCTCGACTGGGTGCCGGACCAGACGCTTCTGAAAACCTACGCCTTCCACCGCGGATTGTCCCTTGACCTGTTCACTGAGGCGGTTCGGGTTGCATTTACTGCTCACTATGAGCCCCAGCACCAGGTCAACACCCAGGCTGAATGGGTGGGCATGTTGGTGAAGTGGGTCAACAACGACAAGGCCCGGAACGCTGGGTCGAATGTGAAGCAGTTCAAGCTGAAGCAGGCACCGGCCTCCGACTTCGATGATGACGACACCGACTGGCAGAACGGGGTGAAGCCATGAAGACCGTCTCTGTGATTGCTCAGGACCTATGGGCGAAGGCCCAAGCTGGTGAGTTCATCGCTGCTGGCGATGCGGCACCGGTCACAAATAAAGCCAACAGCACGTTGGTGACAGCTATCAACGATTTGTTCAAGGAGCTGCGCTCAATCCGCTCGGCGTGGCGGCAGGCTTGGCCAGATAAGGAAACATATCAAGCGTCAAAGCGGCAGTGGTACCAGGCATTCGTCGAAGAGGGGATATGCACTCAAGGTCAGATCGATTTCGGAATGACCCAGGTTCGCAGACAGCCAGGCGACTTCATTCCGAGCCCAGGCCAATTCATTGAGTGGTGCAAACCGACACCTGAAATGCTTGGGCTACCGCCGCTGGCCGCCGCACACCGGGAGGCATGCCGTAATGCTCACCCTGGCATGGCCGGGCAGGGTAAGTGGTCGCATGACGCGGTGTGGCACACGGCCAAGGAATGCGGGTTTGAAAGTTTGAACAAGCTTGATGCCTCGCTAAGCCTGAAGCTGTTTGAGCGCAACTACACCATCACCATTCGCCGCTTGCTGGCGGGCTTGCCACTTCAGACGATGCCGAAGGCGCTTCCCGCACGCCCCGCGCCGAAGGTGACACCTGAAGTCGGGTTAGGCGCCCTTGCGCAACTGCGCGCCACATTGGGAGGTGCCCGTGGCTGATCCCCGTTTAGCTCCCACAGACCCATCGGATTACCGCTATGCCGTTCACTGCTGCGGACACAAGTTGGACCTGACCGACAAGCCGGACCGGGCGATTGCCCTGTTCGAGCACCGGGCGGTGGCCCAGCTATTCGGCCGTCTCATGTGGCCGACCACATTCGAAATTATTGACCTCGCCACCGGAGAGAAGGCATGAAACTGGCCGCGCCAAAGCTCTTCAAGAAAAAAACAGTCCGGGCCAAGCCCATCGACCGCGAGGGCATGGAGCAGGCGGCGCTGCTGAAGGAGGTCACGCTGCGATATCCGGCGGCCGCGAAGCTGATTTACCACGTCCCCAACGGTGGGCACCGGCACAAGCTGGTGGCGGTCAAGCTGAAAGAGCAGGGCGTGAAGGCCGGGGTTCCTGACCTGGTCTTGCCGATGGCCCGCGGCGGGTACTTCGGCTTGTACATCGAGTTCAAGGCCAAACCACCATTCGATGCAGCTGTCTCTGCCAGTCAAGACGCATACATCCAGGCGCTGACTGAGCAAGGCTATCTCGCCATCGTTTGCCGTGGGCACATCGATGCGCTCGAAGCGATCCGAGCCTATCTACTCCAACCACCTACGAGGGCCGCCGCATGATCACCGTAGCCGTGAAAATAACGGACGCCGAAATCGCCCGCCAGGCGGCGAACGCTGACGTCTACAGTCTTCGGGACCCTGGCAACCCGGGGCTCTATCTTCGATTTTCCACCGATCGCGCTCGAGGCTCCTGGTACCTGCTGGTCAAACGCCAGTGGTACAAAATCGGTGCATACCCAGGCCTGAGCGCGAAGCAGATGATTGGGGCGCTGTCAGATATCCGCCTGAGGATCGCCAGCCATGGTGGGGCGATGGCGTCTGAGTGGGGCGCTGTGGGCGAGATGCTGGCGTGGTTCGCCGAGCGCATGGCCAAGGACCGCAACCTGTCCGATAAACGCAAGAAGACGGCGGCGTCGGCGATCAAGTGCCACCTTCTGCCTCGCCTTGGCGACGTGCCGCTGGCCGACCTGGACCGCCAAACCTTGGATCGGCTGCTGATGTGGCCGCTTCAGGAGGTCCTGAAGATTGACACGGTGCGCCTGGTGTTCCAGCTGCTGGCCTTGGCCTTTCGTCAGGCAATGGTCCTGCGCCTGATCGACAGGAACCCGATGCAGGGCATCAAGTTCAGCGACTTCTCCAAGGCGAAGGTGCGCGTCAAGCCGTCCAAGCTTCGGGTCGCTCACCTGGATGACTTGATCGTGAGCCTTGCCGCAGAGTTCGAGACCCATCCCGAGGAGGCTTTGCTGGCTCTGCTGATGCTGTGCCATGGGAACCGTGTGGGGGAAACCCGCCTGGCCGAGTGGCCGCACCTGAGCATCGCCGAGCGCACTTGGTTCATGCCGCCAGAGAACACAAAGACCCGAGCTGAGCATTCACTGCCGCTGACCGACCAAGTCTGCGCGCTGCTGGCCAAGCACAGGGCCACCCAGCAGGCCGCTGGTTACACGGGGCGTTATCTGTTCCCGGGACGAAACGGCAAGCCGCTGAGCGAGAGTCAGGCCAGCGCAATGTTTCGCCGCATGGGCAGAGGAGAGTGGACCAGCCACGACCTGCGCAAACTGGCTCGCACTGCCTGGGCAGATATCGGCGTCGACCATCTGATCGGCGAGCTGCTGATCAACCACGCCATGGGCCACAACGTGAAGGTGTACATCCAATCCGACGTCATGGCCCGCAAGCGTGCTGCCCTGGAGCTGTGGCACGACCATCTAGACAGCAAGGGCTTTGCCCTGATTCACGGGTACACAGGTGCTACATCTGCTGAATCCGATAATTCGCTCAAAGCCGCGCCGCATAAGGGCTGCGCGGCTACTCACGAGTCAACCGTAGGCGAGGTTTAAAAATGATGAAAAAGCAGCATGGCCCCGCCCTTGTACGCAGCTTGATACCGCTGGCTGAATGCCCATCGTGTGCTGGGGAAGGGTTGATCAAGGGGTTGCTTCACGAGCTCGACTGCATCGGTTGCCACTCCTCGGGCTTCGTTCATGCCCAGACCCTGGAGTCGCTATTAATCGAGGACCTGGTGGTCCAGCTCGGTCGGATGGTTCGTCGAGAGCGTCGGAAACTGGCCGGCACCAACCCAACACGCTGCATCGTTGATGAGTACCAGCAGAGCAACAGTCGCGGCGCCGGCCGCTCGACCTACAAAGGGGATTGATCATGGGCATCTATAAAGACGTGATGAGCACGCTGGTTCGAGTACTGGCCGCTGACAACATCGACAACAGCACCAAGCAATCCTGGCAGAAGCTGATCGATGCTGACCTTAGACAAGGCGGCAATGGCAGCAGTCTTTCGCCGCGGGACAAGTTCGATTATGACTGCTGCCTGTACGCGCTCCTTCACCGCCAGCTCGACCCTGCACAGTGGGATGTGCTGGTAGCCAAGTACTCGACGCACAAGGCCAACAAGGTGTCTGCCATTGGCCGCCTGGTGGCACGCACCACATCACCGGCGCCTCAGCTGTTCATCTACAAGGCGCTGACCGCATGGGCTATCCCCAAGCTGAAGGGTGTCCAGACCGGAAAACGATCCACTGACATGATTGTGCTCCCGACCGAGTTCTACGATATGAACACCTGGGATATGGAGGGGAAGCCGGAGTCGACGCGGCGCCGCTGGAGAACTGGCATTGCCAAGCGTCTTGAATCGCTGGAGGAGGCCGCGATGGTCCATGCGACCGAGATATTCGACCGGGAACAGATCTTCATTGATGCCGCTTGACGTAGTGGCGGAATGATCATAAATTAGGCCCATCATGTCGATCTTGCGCGTTATGAGAGACGACACACGAAGCCCCGCCACCGAGCGGGGCTTTTTCGTTTTCGGCTCCACCACACCCATCGCTCAAAGCCGGGAGTGCCGCGGGAGCTGATTCAATTGCCAAGGCAATTCCTGCCGCCCGTTGACAACTCCCTGATGGGGAGGAACCGAGATGCCAAACATGCCAGACAAACCAGACACCTGGGCGATAGCGCTTGCGTGGTTGAGCCAACATTCGCCGATCCTGTACGCGGCTGCGTTGTCTTGCGCGATGGCTGTGCTGCGGATCACCTATGGTGGCGGTACGCGTCGCCAGATGATTGTGGAAGGCGCGATCTGCGGCGGGTTGGCCCTGACGATCATCAGCGGTCTTGAATTCTTCTCGCTGCCCCAGAGCATGGCGACCTTCGTTGGTGGCTGGGTTGGCTTCCTTGGGGTCGAGAAGATCCGGTCGATAGCCGACCGGGTTACAGACTTCAAGCTTCCAAGCCGCAAGCCAGAGTAATGGCCTGCAGCGGATGCGCCGCCCGGCGTGCCAGGGCAATAAAGTGGATGAGAATCGCAGCAGAGCGTGCCGCCACAGTGCTTTCAACGAAACCGCACGATGGAGCGCCACCTGATGGGAAGGCTGAAGACGCTGGGAAGCAGGGTTCGGACCCAGCCTGATCGCCTCGTGGCGGTCAACACCAACTCATGGCGCGCAACGAAAGAGACCTCTTCCCAGCGTGGCTACGGCTACAAGTGGCAGAAGGCTCGCGAGGGCTGGCTCCACGCTCACCCTCTCTGCGTCTACTGCGAGCGCCTTGGTCGAGTTACGGCAGGCTCAGTTGTCGACCACATCGAGGCGCACCGCGGTGACATGGCCCTGTTCTGGGATAGGACCAACTGGCAGACCCTGTGCAAGCCCTGCCATGACTCGGTCAAGCAGGCCGAGGAGGCTTGTGGCGCTCGGTCCTGGTAGGGCTTGGAAAATGAGATCAATTCCCATTAGCAATGCACTAAAATGGTGCGATTGGATATCTCTATGGAGGGGGGGGGTCTAAATATAGGGGGTTTATCGCTTCCAGACCGCGCCCGATCCCATTTGCACTTTTTTCCCGACCCCAAGGTATTTTGTTAATGGTGTTAACAGACAAACAACGACAGTTTGTTGACGCTAAAGCCCGTGGTGCGTCAAACAAAGAAGCGGCTGAAGCCGCAGGCTGCAAGGCTTCCACCGCTTCCGCCGCCGGCTCGCGCTGGGCCAATGACCCCAAGATTTGCAGCGCAATCCTTGCTCGTCGATCCGAGCTGAGTGTTAAACCCGAAAAGCAGCGCAAACCAAAACCGACCGCCGACGATCAGGCTCCTGAGTTGGACGAGGCCGGCGGTGAGTACCTCGACTGCCTGCCTACCACTGAAGATCCTCTTGCATGGCTGTTGGCGCTGATGAATGAGCCAAGGGCCAAAATTTTCGACCGGCGAAACGCAGCTCAGACCGCCGTGCCCTACGTGCACGGCAAGAAAGGGGAGGCCGGCAAGAAAGATCTCAAGGCAGAGGCCGCGAAAGAGGCTGGAAAGGGCAAGTATGCGGCGGGCAAGCCGCCGCTCACTGTAGTGAAGAGGTAGCCAATGC